ATCTCAATAAACTCTTCCTCTGTGCAAGCTGCCTGTGCCATGATCGCTCCAAATTTTGGAAGACGGATGGGTTATACCACACTAATAAAAAAATTTCATTAAGGTGCAACTTATGATTTGTCCATACTGCGCTGACCCTAAAACAACGGATGGCTACCCGACAAGAGTAATAGACACACGCCGGTTTTTTGATGATGCAAGACGGCGGTTCTACATGGAGCGCAAGCGCGTATGTACGCATTGCGATCAACGGTTTACAACACGGGAGTTCTCCCCTGTCATAAAGGAAAAAACTAATCATGCAACCTGACTTGAGGGTAAGAACATGAGTCATCCTTTGAATAAATACATAGTACAAATGGGGTGGGGTGGGTTCGGAGATAGAACTCAAGCCTTGTGTTACTGCATGACGTTGGCAAAGACTAGGAACAGGGCGTTGGTTGTTAACTGGGAGGACGTGCAGTTTTCACAATCATTCCATGACTTCTTTCACATCATAGATCTACCCTACGCATACACCGTACCTGATGCACCAACTTATCCAAGAATATTTCGTCACCTGCGAAACCAAGGCGGCGATTGGTGGATATATGAATTAAAAGATTATAGAATTGATACCGCAAACGAGCAGGTGATTGTGCACTCAGGGCGTGGGTTTAGAAGTTATAATTGGAAAACATTAATAACGCATCTAAGATTTACCCCACAAACAGCCAAAGAAGTTTTGGACATACTCACGAAGACTGAGAACTTGTTGGGCGACCTACCACTTGTACACCTGCGAGGAACAGATCGGGCTTGGAAAGCGGAAGACGTACATGCGCTAGCCGAAAATAACGGCATAGCGGGAATTTTATCGGACGACAAACGTGCGGTGGATGCCTATATGTCAGTGCACCCTCAGTCAGTTGTTATTAATACAGGAAGGGATGACGGCAAACCTCTGCACAAAACTGATCCGTCGAGAGATAGAAATATAAAGATGTTGGCAGACTTCTGTCTGTTAAGTAAGCACGGTACGGATGCACTGAACAAAGAGAGTTTATTTTGGAGAGCGGCAAAGAAGTTAGGCACGAGTGTTGATAAATGGTTTATTCCCGCCGGGAAGTTAGAGAAATGGGAAGACATTTGTTTTAGGAGTAAATATGCAACCTGACACACAAGTACGCATCAAGAACACAGGAGAAATAGGCTACGTTGTTAAAGAAGAACCCAATGACATGTTGTACATACGCATACCATCAGACAACAACTGGCCGTTCCCAAGCTATGCGTATCTCAAACGTAATGCTGTTGTTTTAGTAAAAGTTGTTAAGAATCAAACACCGACCGATATAGAAGAAGCACCTTTTTAAGGACACACATGGATATCATAACAGTCGATTTTGAAACGTATTACGACAAAAATTACTCACTATCGAAGATAACAACCGAAGAGTACGTGCGCTCTGACCTGTTTGAAGTTATTGGTGTTGCCGTGAAAGTCAACAACGAGGAGACAGCTTGGGCTAGCGGTACGCACAAACAAATCAAGGATTGGTTGCATGGGTCATTCAAATGGTCGGACGCGATGGTTCTCGCCCATAACACAATGTTTGACGGTTCCATACTTGGTTGGCGCTTTGACGTTTGTCCTCGCGTATGGCTTGACACTCTGTGCATGGGTAGGGCTTTGCATGGTATTGAGGTGGGTGGGTCGCTCAAAGCCATGGCAGAGCGTTACAAGTTGGGCGAGAAGGGTACAGAAGTTATAGCTGCTATCGGTAAACGACGCGCCGATTTCGATGAGTACAGCCTGTCTAGGTACGGGGACTATTGCATCAATGATGTGAATTTAACCTATGAGTTGTTTAAGCAAATGGTTAGGGGATTCCCTAAAAAAGAGTTACAACTTATTGATATCACACTGCGGATGTTTATTGAACCAAGACTTGAACTCGATAAGAACATGCTGCGGCAGCACTTGAAGGAAGTGCGGGAACGCAAAGAGAAGTTACTGGCTGACTGTGGGGTCGATAAAGAAGAACTGATGAGTAATCACAAGTTTGCAGAACTGCTGCTACAGTTCGGCGTTGCACCTCCGATGAAAGAAAGCCCTGCGACAGGACAGCAGACGTTTGCGTTTGCTAAGAACGATGAAGGGTTCAAAGAACTAGCGGACCATCCCGATGAACGGGTGCAGACATTGGTTGCGGCACGGCTAGGTACAAAGTCAACCCTTGAAGAAACGAGAACACAACGGTTTATTGATATTGCAGAGCGTGGCAAGCTGCCGGTTCCTCTTAGGTACTACGCAGCGCATACGGGTCGATTCGGGGGTGACGATAAAGTTAATATGCAGAATCTGCCAAGCCGTGGAGAGAACGCTAACAAGTTAAAGAAAGCGATCATTGCACCGGACGGGTATCAGATCATTGACGCAGATTCTTCACAGATTGAAGCTAGGGTGTTGGCGTGGTTGGCCGAGCAGAACGACTTGGTGGAAGCTTTTGCTGAGGGTAAAGACGTTTATAAGAAGATGGCATCAGCGATCTACGGCAAACCTGAACACGAGATATCAAAAGAAGAACGGTTCGTAGGTAAGACCACAATCCTCGGTGCAGGGTACGGCATGGGTGCGCTCAAGTTTCAAATGCAGCTTAAGACGTTTGGAGTAGACGTTGACATCGATGAGGCCCGCAGGATCATTGACATTTATAGACGCACAAACGACTGCATCACACGGTTGTGGCGTCAGGCGCAACAAGCTCTCGTTAATTTATCAAGGAGGGATGAGTCGCCTCTGGGTAGGGAGGGTGTTCTACAATTAGTACCCGCCGAATCGGCTATCCGACTGCCGTCGGGGTTGCTCATGCGTTACGACGATTTGAAGTTTACCGAAACCGACAAGGGGGTAGAGTTTCATTACAAGACACGCAAGGGTCGCACCAGAATTTACGGTGGGAAAGTTATAGAGAACGTGTGCCAAGCGATTGCTCGCTGTATTATCGGGGAGCAGATGCTGAAAATTTCTAAGCGGTACAAGGTGGTGCTGACCGTGCATGATGCGGTTGCAATTGTGTGCAGGGATGTCGAGTTAGAAGAAGCCAAGTTGTACGTAGAACAAAGCATGCGGTGGGTGCCTGAATGGGCAGTGGGTCTTCCAGTTAATTGTGAATCAGGATCGGGTAAGAGTTATGGAGATTGCTAAGGTGATTGATTACGCGCAGTGGTTGCTTGAAGTGGATAAAGGGCAGCGCAAGATGTATGACACGATGCAGGCGAAAGATTACGAACAGGCGATTGCGACAGGGTTTGAAATGATCGCCGCCCTGAAACTTGCCATCAATGCAGTCAAACACGAACAGGAAACCCAACGGTGAACGCTAATCCCTCATGGTCTTTCTCTTCCATTAAGACGTTTGAACAATGTCCGAAGAAGTACTTTCATCTTAAGGTGGTGAAAGACTATGCAGAGGATCAGAACGTTGAGCACTTGTTGTACGGCACAGAGTTTCATAAAGCTGCCGAGGATTACATCAACGGTAACTCTTCGTTTCCTGAGAAGTTTAAGTTTGCTAAAAGTTCTTTGGATAATCTTAAGAACCGCCCCGGTCAGAAGCTATGCGAATATGAGATGGGGCTGACCGCTAACTTAGAACCCTGCGGGTTCAAAGATCCTAACGTGTGGTGGCGAGGGATTGCCGACCTGATTATCCTAGAAGATAATGGCGTGGCTAGGGTGTTGGATTACAAGACCGGATCGTCTGCCAAGTACGCAGACAAGGGTCAGTTAGAACTTATGGCGTTGGCGATGTTCAAGCACTTCCCACAGGTGCAGTCAATCAAAGCGGGTTTGCTATTTGTCGTCGCAAAGACTTTTGTCAAAGCATCTTATAGCAAGCATGATGAGGCAGAGTTGTGGGAGAAGTGGCTTAAGAATTATGGGCGCATGAAGACTGCCCATGAGAAGAACGTCTGGAACCCGCACCCGTCTGGTCTATGTAAGAAGCATTGTGTTGTATTGAGTTGCTCTCATAACGGAAGGAACTGACATGCCCTATACCAAATCACCCCGCCCGTATGCACATGAATACGAAATGCAGAAGAAGCGTGGGGAACACGCTGACCGTATGGAGCGACAGCGAGCACGGCGAGGTATGGATAAGACAGGTGCAGATAAGAACGGTAACGGCAAAGCCGACCGCCGCGAGGGTAAAGACATCGACCACGTAAAGATGTTATCTAAAGGTGGGTCAAATAAGACCGGCCTCCGCATCCAATCGCCCTCAAAGAACCGATCACGTAACGGTCATAGCGTACGTGAACCGGGGGGCAAAAAACCTGCTTGACTTTAAGTATGTAGCGCAGTAAAGTTTTATTTCAATAGGCTAGCTGTTAGGCGTGAGTGAGCTAGCCGGGGAGTCGATAACCCTGTAACCGCGCTCGCATTGTTAAACCTCCTGTTGTTCTCCATTGGTGTTGTGTGGGATGAAGGCGAGATAAGGATTCCTTATCTCGCCGGATTCTTTTCCTGTACAGCTAGAAAGAGTTTATGCAAATCATTGAAAACAAAGCACTTTTACTTACGCTGAAGAACCCGCAGCGGGTTACGACAGTCATACCTAAGAGTAAAGAACTACAGAATAATCAGGTGCTTGTGAAGTGGGGGTTGGACGAGGCACAGGTGCTGAAGAACCTCAAGATCCGTAACGTGCCATCTCCCATACTCGGCCAATACAACTGGCCCGGACGACACAAGCCCTTCGATCATCAAAAGACAACTGCTTCTTTTCTGACCTTGAACCGCAGGGCGTTCTGCCTAAACGAGCAAGGCACAGGGAAGACAGGCTCAGTAATCTGGGCAGCGGATTATCTTCTTACCCAAAAGAGGATTCGGCGCGTTCTGGTTATATGCCCCCTGTCAATCATGGACTCTGCGTGGAGGGCTGACCTCTTCAAGTTTGCGATGCACCGATCTGTGGGTATTGCCTACGGTGCACGGAACAAGCGCCAAGCGGTTATCAAGGGTGGCTCAGAATTTGTCATCATTAACTACGATGGTGTGGAGATCGTAGCAGACGAGATCGCCAACGGTGGCTTTGATCTGATTGTTGTCGATGAAGCCAACGCCTATAAGAACGCACAGACTAAACGGTGGAAGACTCTAAACTCACTTATTAAGCACGATACGTGGCTGTGGATGCTGACCGGAACCCCCGCTGCACAGTCTCCGCTAGATGCGTATGGGATCGCTAAGTTAGTGAACCCCATGGGAGTGCCTAAGTTCTATTCCACATTCCGCGACATGGTGATGTTTAAGCTATCCAACTTTAGATGGATACCCAAGGAGTCGGCAACTCAAGTAGTATTCAACGCCCTGCAACCTGCGATTCGATTTACCAAAGATGAGTGCCTTGACTTGCCGGAAATGACTTACGTCGAGCGGCAGGTTGAGCTGACCAAACAGCAGCAAAGATACTATGAGATGTTGAAAAATCGGATGGTCATTGAAGCTGCGGGGGAAGCAATTACGTCAGTCAATGCAGCGGTCAACATGAACAAGCTCCTCCAAATAAGTTGTGGTGCAGTGTATTCAGACGCTGGCGAGACCTTGGAGTTTGACATCAGCAAGCGGTACTCAGTCCTAAAAGAAGTTATAGAAGAGTCAAGCCAAAAGGTGCTGGTGTTCGTACCCTTCAAGCATGTGATCAATATCCTGTCTGAAAAGCTGAACGCCGACGGCATTACTACCGAAGTTATTTACGGCGATGTGAGTGCAACCAAACGCACCGACATCTTTAATCGATTCCAAACAGATTCCGCAGGGACTAAGGTGTTGGTCATTCAGCCGCAAGCCGCTGCCCATGGGGTTACGCTCACTGCGGCGAATACGGTGGTGTGGTGGGGGCCGACGAGTAGCTTGGAAACTTACGCCCAAGCCAACGCTAGGGTGCATAGAAGTGGTCAGAGACACCCGTCAACAGTCGTCCAGTTAGTAGGTTCTAACATAGAAAGACATGTATACAAATTACTAGATAGTAAAATAGATGTTCACTCAAAAATAGTAGAGCTTTACAGCGAACTGCTTGCATAAATAAAAATCTGTCAGTACAATAACGATTCCTACACCACTGGAGAAAAGCACCATGAGCGAGGAAGATACCCAAGAAGTCCCTGTTGAGAAGCTAGTGAAGGTATATCTCAAGATGAACGCGGCCTTGACCGAGAAGCGTAAAGCTTATGAGGAAGAGGAGACCAAGCTGAAAGACCAGATGGCTAAGATCAAATCAAGGCTGCTGTCTTACTGTAAAGAACAAAACGTCGAGAGCGTACGCACGGGTGAAGGATTGTTTTACCGCACCGTCAAAGTTAATTACTGGACTAGTGACTGGGATTCCATGCGTAAGTTTATTGTTGAAAACAACGTACCGGAACTGCTGCATGACCGGATACATCAGACCAACATGAAAGCATTTATTGAAGAAAACCCCGACTTGCTTCCACCGGGGCTTAATGTGGATAGTGAATACAGCATCACAGTCAGGAGGAAGTAATGTCGTTTGAAGAAGAGGTAGTACCCATTGAGCGGGTAGCCAAACATTTTACAGTGTCCGTATCAGCCGTACGTGCTTGGATGCGTACAGGCATTATTCCTAGACATTGTTACCTAAAGATCGGCGGCACGTATCGGTTCAGTATCCCTAAGATAATGGATCATCTTGCCAAGGAAAACGAGGCAAACCCTGAGAAGGAGCAAGTAGCACCCAAGACCGACACATCTATCAAACCCCCCGTGCAGTTGGAATTTGATTTTTACAACAACCCCGACAGAGACATTTAAAGGAGCTATCCATGTCTAATGAATTAACCCTTTTTGGTAAGAAGAGCAGTGCAGCCCTTGCACTTTTAGGTTCTATCGAAGATCCGCTTGCGAAAGCACTGGGTAATAACGGTAGCGGTAACAAGCGCATCAGCATCGAAGGTGGCGTCTTCCGTGAGTTCATCAACGGTAAAGAAGTTCGTGTATCCGAAGAGCGAGCGATGAACGCTGTGATTATTAATGCTGCACCCATATCCCGTATGTACTTTGCCGGTACGTATGTTAAGGGTAAGGTGAGCCGTCCTACTTGCTGGTCCAAGGATTGCGAAACCCCCGACGAAGCAGTTCCTGAAGAAAACCGTCAAGCTGCTAACTGCCGTGACTGCCCACAGAATATCCGTGGTTCGTCGGCTGGAGGTGCGGGTCGTGCATGTCGTTTCCAACAGCGTATTGCGGTTGTGCCGGAAGGTGATATTGCCCGTAAAAATATTTATCAGTTGACCTTACCAAGCACCTCAGTCTTTGGGGATGCAGAAGGTAAGAAGATGCCGCTGCAAGCGTACAGTCGCTACCTTAAAGCAAACAACACACATGTCATCAGTATCGTTACAGAAATGCGTTTTGATATTGATTCGCCTACACCTAAGCTTATCTTCAAAGCTGTCAGGGAGCTTGACGATAACGAGCTTGAGACAGTAGTGGAGTTACGTGAGCACCCCGATGCGATTAAAGCGATTACGTTGACGGTGTCTCAGATGGATGGTGTGCAAGCTGAACAGAAAGCCATAGAAGCACCTGCACCCAAACCCGCGCCGAAAGCTGTAGCGGAAGAGAAAGTTGAAGAGCCTGTAAAGGTTACTAAAAAATCTGCACCCCCTGTGGTGAAAGATGATATTGCTGATATCGTTGGTAATTGGGACGACTAATAAGTTGTCCGAGGGTAGGGTCGCTCCCTACCCTTTCTTTTTCGCACACCACCACGATAAGATCAGGCAGTTATGGAAACAAAAACATTCTTGGAGGCAGTGTTAGGGGGGTCTGGTTATTACTGCGTTTTTGCTAGTCGCAAATCCGATAACCGTAGGGTGCAGGAGTTCCACGAGACCATCGACGCTGTTATCCGTGCTGCCCACTCTCTGGATGAAGACGGGTTTGATACGTACTTTGCGTTGGCTACCTTTGAAGAATTTGGGTCAAGGAAGCTTACTAACGTAAAAGAACTTCAGTCGTTCTTTTTAGATCTGGATTGCGGGCCGTCCAAACCATACGCAACAAAAGGAGATGCACTAAGCAAGGTACGGGCGGTATGTAAGGAGTTAGGATTTCCTCGCCCTACCATTGTTGATTCTGGCCGTGGGTTGCATGTGTACTGGCCGTTAACGGAAGCTGTTCCACGTGAAGCATGGTTTGTTGTAGCAGAGCGGTTAAAAGCTTTATGTAAGCAGCATGACCTGCAAGCAGACCCCGTGGTGACAGCAGATGCGTCGCGTATCTTACGTATACCCGGAACCCATAACCATAAGGATGAAGAACCCAAACAAGTTTATATCGCCGGGGAGTTGAGCAAGCCAGTAGAGTTCTCTAAATTCAAAGCACTTGTCGAAAGTAATACCCCGCTAGATACCGCAAAGCCTGTTAGTAAGTATGTACCTAGGGAAGCTGATGCTGTCATGAATGCACTGACAGGTAGCTTTAAGAATAAGTTCAAGACCATACTTATTAAAACTGCGGAAGGTAAGGGTTGTCAGCAGTTAAAAGAAATTATCACGAAGCAAGAAACGATATCGGAACCGTTGTGGAGGGCAGGGCTGTCGATTGCTAAGTTCTGTGTGGACGGGAATCAGGCAATTTATAAGATGTCTAACAAACATCCTGAGTTTTCCGAAGACGAAACGGATTACAAAGTTTCAAGAATCAAAGGCCCATACCTGTGCGAGCGGTTCAATGAGTACAACCCCGGTATATGTGAAGAATGTTCGCACTGGGAAAAGATCAAGTCGCCTATTGTCTTAGGACGTGAAATTCAGGAAGCTGATGAAGAAGATAACGTTATTGTGCAAACCCCCAAAGATGTAGCAGGGGCTACTCCCATACAGTACGTTATACCTAAGTACCCATACCCATTCTTCAGGGGTAAAGGGGGCGGCGTATTCAAGCACTCCAAAAACAAAGAAGGTGAAGACAAAGACGTTCCTGTTTATATAAACGATTTGTACGTAGTGCGTAGGCTTGCTGATAAAGATATGGGTGAGTTGCTGGTCATGCGGTTGCACCTTCCAAAGGATGGCATGCGGGAATTCACAATCCCTTTAACGGCAGTAGGTAGTAAGGACGAGTTTAGAAAACATCTTGCCATGCAGGGGGTGGCAGTTCTTAACGTAGCAGAACTAATGGAGTACACCATGAAATGGGTTGCTGACTTGCAGTTTAAGAGCGAAGCTGAGGAAGCTCGCAGACAATTTGGTTGGACAGATGAAGCAGGGACATCGTTTACGTTTGGTAATGCGGAAGTATTTGCGGACAGGGTAGAGATCAATTCGCCATCGTCTGCCACCATGAAGATGTTTCCGATGTTCCATACACGAGGCACTATGGAAGAGTGGCTCAATGTTTTAGAGTTTTATAACAGACCAAATATGGAAGTGCACCAGTTCATGATTGGGCTTTCATTTGGTGCGGCACTAATGCACTTTCAACCCATCAATGCAGCGGCGTTCCATGTCTTTAGTAAAAGTAGCGGTTTGGGTAAGACAACTTCCATGCTTGCAGGTGCGTCAGTATGGGGTGATCCTGATTTAATAATGATGCAGGAGCGCGATACGTTTAACTCCAAGATGAATCGGGCAGAAGTCTATAAGAACATTGTTTGTTATATGGATGAGATGACCAACACTGCACCGAAAGAACTTTCGGATTGGTCGTATCAAATGCCTAGTGGTATGCAGCGCAATCGTATGGGCGCGTCAGGTAACACCGAACGCAGTCGGGGGCTACCTTGGAAAACATTGTTTGGTACCACGGGTAACACCAGCATCATTGAAAGAATTTCTTTATACAAAACACTGCCTCAAGCAGAAGCGCAACGTATCCTAGAGTATCAAGCGACACCTTATGAATTTAGTAACAAAGCAGAAACCGACGAGCTTGTAACCAAGCTTAAAGAAAACTACGGTCACGGTGCAGTACCGTTTCTGCAATACGTTATTAAAAACTTAACCACAGTCAAGGAGATTACTGACCGTGCACAGCGTAGGATAGATGAAGCTGCGGGGCTAAAAGCCGAAAACCGTTTCTGGTCAGCACTTGCCTCACGCACACTGGGTGCACTGATTGTTGCTAAGAAAGCTGGACTGATTAACTGGGATTTGGGTGCGTTGTTTAAGTGGACTGTTGAGGTACTGAAGCAAGCCAGAATAAATTTTGCAGATCTTGCGGTAAACCCAGAAGCGATACTGACAGACTACTTGGCCGAAAACTATAACAATATACTTCGCATCAAGTCTACCGATGACAGCCGTAAACAAAACACAGGGCTGGATCATTTGATTCACCCGGAAGCTATACCCCGTGCGATGTTTGTGGCTAGGTATGAATACGATGTTAAGAAGCTTTACTTGTTACCGAAACCTTTTAAGGAGTGGTGCGGTAAGCAGCAGCACAATTATTCGGGGCTTGTGGAAGCACTGAAGACAGGACGTACAAAAGCTAAGAGGGAGAAGATACGTTTAGGAAAAGGTACTCATATTAACTGGCCCGCCGTGGATACACTTGTGATTAACTGTTCTGAGTTTATAATCGATGAAGCTGAGCAAAGTATGGTTACAACCGCCTCGCTCTTTCAAAAACAGGATACTTAAGTATGACCTAGCACCCGACGGGATTCGGGTGCATGTTAACTGGCGAGAGTTCAAAGTGGGGACATCGATATTTGTCCCCTGCGTCAACAGTGTAGAGTGTGTGCGTCAGATGCGGTACATCACTGAAGACTGGAACTGGGTGTTAGAGTTCCAACCCCGTATCGAAAACAAGATGTGGGGGGTACGCATTTGGAGGAAGCTGTGATACGATGCGCTGTTTCCATTTCTCCTTTTTCGCCCCGGTGCAACACCGGGGAATTTTTTTAATCTTCATCCCCATCAAACTCTGCGGCACTAGCTAACAACTCCGCACGTAAACCTTTATCTAACGTAATCCCTGCATACATCTCAGCGGAAGTTTTCATGTGTTGGGCCATGGACGTACGTATAGTATCGGCAGTAATCGCTCTACCGGGATGTTTTTCTGATAGCTTAGACATCTTCTCAAGGATATCCGCAACTTCTTCACTGTCACCGTTACGCGTAGCGATATAGTATCTACGTAGAAGCTTAGTCCTATTTTCAATGACGCTACGTTCGATGTTTTTCAGGGACGCATTGATTTCTAGCTGGCGGGTGTATTCGGCAGGCGCGAACCCAAAGAACTGTGCAAAGGCACTCCCCAAGCCAATCTCCCCGACGATGGGATCACCGCGCAGCGTATTCGCACCTTCAGTAGCAAACCGTATAGCCTTCATAGCGTTACCGATTGCTGCGGGGCTTACTTGCTCTAACCCACGTTGAACTTCACCTTCACTAATAAGTTTGGCTCCACGCGCCATCCGTTCACCGACACCATACACAGGACCACCGACAAGCTGCAAGAAAGACAGCACGATATTTTCTTGATCTTTATACCCTGTGCTTTGCATCAGCAGATCGGTTAACCCAATACGGTTGGAGATTGCAGTGCCTGTGATGTAGTTCAGTGCACCGTTAAACATACCTTCGCCTAAGTACTTACGGGCAGCGGTTTCAAAATCGTCCTCGTCGTCATCCTTAAACATGTTGTACAGCACCGCAGCTATACCAAACATCGGGACACCCTGCGCTCCTGCTAATAATGCGGAAGATGCGTAGATACCTGCGATCTGTCGTTTGGCAGCGGCTCGTACTTGTGGATCTTCGGCAGCTAGCATGTCACGTGTTGTCTTGAACAACATGTAGTACATCGACACGCCATAACGTTTGTACATAAACATGACTTTGCCAAGAGAGTTCTTAGCAAGTAGAGGTGCACTACCTGCACTAGCGCCACCGTTCAAGAGTTCAGTTTCCTCGATGGCTTGACGCGCCGCATCCTGTCGCTGCTCAGGTGTGGTTGTTCCGTCTTTACCTCGCATCTTATCCAGTGCCAACTTATAGGAAGCCAGCATGGTTACCTGTCGGTTCATGCGTTCGCCGTGGTGAAACAGGAAGCTTGCATACTTATTAATTTTATCTAGGATCGTTTCATCTTTCCCAGACTCAAGCAGGTCTTGCATCATCGAGCGGTTGAGCAGGCCGTACTCATTGGCTAGGCTTGCTAGCTCACGCAGTTCTTTTATGCTCTCAGGAGTATTTTTAGCGTCGAAGTCGTAGTTATCAAACGAAAAGCCAGCTCGCATCTGAATCTTGCTGCCGTCTTTCCCAACCTCTGTGCCTGACATCTGAGCAGAACGCTTTAACCCACTACCGAAGAAGATTCGGGTTGCTTCACCCACTGCCTTAGTAGCTTCTGGGTATCCATACTTGCCACCGAGATACGGCATAACCACCAGCGGCACGTGTGAGGAGTTCACGATAACCGATGACACGTTACCACCCAGCGTCCAGAAGAACGCACCAGAGGTCAAGGTTTTTGACAGCGGTGAAATGCTGGGTGATACCAGTGTCCTAATATGATTGTTAAGCTCTGTCAGCAGGGAGTTTGCCGTATCCGTATTATTTTTTGTTTTGACAAACGTTTCCATCTCGTCACGCAGCTTGTACATCTTGGCTGAGTATTCAAGGTTCGCAAGCTGGTGCGCCATGCTGATGGACTTGCCATAGAACGCTTGTGCGGCGTTGGGGTTAAAACCTAGCGTGCCTTTACGTGTTCTAAATGATTGAGCAAAAGAAGTTTCCGGCAAGGTTGCCAAGAACGCACGCATGATCTCATCAGTAGTTTCGGGGGCTACCTTGTTTGCTTCTAAGATACGCAGCACATTATTAACAAACGATGTGGGCGGTGCGTTCTTGTAAGTCTTCTGCGAGAGTTGTGCAAACTTTTCAATAGACCCCTTCTGCACATCTGAGTTCTGTTCAAGTTGTTTGACCGCAAGCTCACGCTCTACGGATGTCGGGAAAGCTTCTACAAACTTCTCAACATTACCGTCCGGTCCTTTGCCGATATACGAAAGCCAATATCCACCTGAGCGAGTAAGCGGGAAGTAGGGTTCAATCTTTCCCTTGACTGCAAGCCGTTTGTAGATCTCAGTCTTTAGGCTCTTGCTTTCTTCTTTGGAGATACCAGCAGCGTCGATTCGATTAAACAGCAACCCCATTAAATCTTCTTGATAGTTGGCGTATGTATCCCGCATCTGTTTGTAGATAGCTTGCCCTTCTTCGCCTAACGACCTCCACTGCGGTTGCAACCGATCCCAAATGTCTACCTTTTTGGCCCCGCTCTTGGAGGTTTGACCATCGTAGTCACTACGATCTTTGCTGGGGTCAACTTCCTCAAGTGTTGAAGTTGTTACTACGTTATTAAGGACGGTCTCTTTATTCTTATCGGGCTTTAACCACCGCTGAATACGGACCATTGTCGCATCAGCTTCACGCCTGCGGCGGTCAATTGCACCACTCCACTGCTTTTCTAAGGTATCGAGTTCTCCTGCCATCGGAATGTCTTGAACCGCAACAGACGTTAGAGCGTTAAGCGGTAAGCTACGCAACAGTACCTTGTTCGACAAGCCCGGAATCTTGTTACGTATAAGCTCGTAAACGCTAGACGCCCACTGGTTGTTGATCGCAGGTGTAGACAGTATCTTGTCGTCAATGAGTTTGAATACGTCTTTTGCAGAACCAAGCATCGATGCCTGATACAAAACGCCGGTACCACGTGACTGTGCATCAGGGGCAAGTAGATCTAACAAAGATCGGTCAACCGTATCCAATGCAGAATTAAGACCTTTTGTATCCAACCCTATCAAGGTCCGCAAGTAGTTAGTTACGGAATTAGAGAACCGTTTCCACGCACTGATCTTTTCCCCACGGGTATTGATTGCGGCGAGTCTGGCTTGGAAGGCTGGGTTGCTAAATGCTTCTGATACAAAATCTTCAATAGACCGCGCACCGTACGCCGTATCGATATGATCCTTGACGGTGTTATACAAATCAGATATCTGCTTGTATGCAGGGTGTGACTTGTTACCTAGTACCTTGGCAAATGCGGCGTGCGTTGCTTCGTGTAGCAACGAATGAGGACTCATGTATTTGTCCGCATTTAGCCGGATAGTGTTGGTGGTGTAGTCGTACGAACCTGCGAGGGGTCGGCCTGCGGCGTTCTTCAGATCCTCAACGAGTTCTACCTTGACACCTTTCATCAAAGGCATCAGCACCTTAGCGATTTGAGATGTTCTGCCCAGATGAGATTTACCCAAAAGATCTAATGCACCTTGCAGGTTCCCATTCTGAAGCGCCAGAACAACTGACGGGTGCATGGGTTGGTAGAAGAGCGCGAACTCGCGCTGCAATTCTTCGGGTGCAGGTTTAACAGGCCCACTGGGCAATCCGGCAAAGTCCATCGCACCGGGGCGTAGCCCCAACATCTTGGGCGACTTATAGATACCGTGTTCGGCAAGCGGTCTTAATTTTGGAGCAGTTGCTTTCGGTCCAGCGGGGCCAGTGCGTTTGGCATCGGTCTTTGGCTCTTCCTTCTTTGGCTCTTCCTTCTTTGGCTCTTCCTTCTTCGGGGCTTCCTTCTTCGGGGCTTCCTTCTTTAGTGTGTCCCCAGCAGCCTCTTTTCGCATTCCAGCTTCACCAGCAGGTTGTGCACCAGCACCCACTCCATCTCGTTTAGGTGCTCCAGACTTTTCGGTATCTCCACTGGGCTTGGTTGACTCACCACTTGGAGTGCCAGCTCTACCTGCTTGTTTGTCAGTTTGTTTAGGTTCATCTTTCTTACCCTCTGGCTTGGGTTTTGGTTTGGGGGCGGGTGTAATGACCCCACCTTTTGGACCGAACAGTTCCCCTTGTTTCGCAAGCGCATTAAAGGCTTGCATAGCCACACGTTCAATAGCTTGTTTGGTACTCGTCGCTAAGTTAGGGTTTGAACGCACATCCACCAGTACATCACGCACCTGCGTTTGCTGGTCAGGCACCGACATATCTTTATTGATAAGACGTTTGTAATACCCTGATTGTTTGGAGAGTCCTGTCTTATCTAACAAGTCACCAGTCAATACAGGCGACGGTGCAGCTTCTACTTCTTCGACAGCTTCGGGTGCAGGTGTAGCGGCTACGCCTTTTGGTTTGCCCATCCCCGGAAAGCCCATCTGCTCAGGCACACGGGTTTCTTTCTTTTCTGGGATACCTTCTTCTAGTGTTTTTAATTCCGACGGAGCAGACGGTTCTACTTCGGGTGTAGCAGGGGTCGCTAAACGAATATCATAGACGCGTTTGATTAAAGCTCGTTCGGCATCCGTTAGATTTGTATTAGTGATACCGTTAGCCGCAAGCTGCCGATTAAATTCGCGGGGAATATTTTTTGTATCGGACTCAATGATAGGCAATAAGATTGCCATCCGAGTTTGTTCAGTGGTCTTGTTCTGGGTATCTTGTAGGCGTGCGTTGACACTTTCCAGATCAGATTCAAACCTAAGTCTAACTTTTTCTGCTTCCGCACGGGCTGCTTCTTCAGATTTCTTACGTGCTTCTTGTACACGTTCTATTTCTTTTTTGTTTTGAGAACCCGCGTATAGCTCAATAATCTGCTGGTTAAGTGTGCGCCCGCCCGTCAGGGGTAGTTCTTTGGTTTCGGTATCGCGGTCAGGTCGGACTTCGGGTGCAGATACATTCAAATCTGCTAGTAGACTACGCACCCTATCAAAGTCTTTTTGTTCAACCCGCAAGTCCCCCGTTTCGGGATCAGTTGTGGCGTTAAATTGTTGTTGAATAAATCCGCGTACTACTTCTTGTTCGCTATCTGGAACTCCACGAAGTGATATTGGTCTGGTCTCGTCAGCCGGTATCGGTGCTGGTGGACCCTCGCGTTTGGCAACTTCATCCCGCGCTTGTGTCAATTCAGCCGGAAACAACTCACCCTGTGGGGCTTCAGCAGTTGGGGGTTGTATGGTAGACGGTAGTGCTGGGGTCGGTGGTGGTTGTTTAGCAGGGGGTTGTTCAGCAGGGGGCTTTTCACCGAATCGCGCTTGTCTGGCTTTACGCCCGACGGTCATATCAAGAATCAAACTTGCAAGCGCACCGACTCCTGCACCATAGGCACCTTCTTCTCCGGCACCCTCAACAATTGGTTGGTTAGGATCGTAAACACCTTTAGCAATAAGATTCTGAGAGATCTTCTGGGCAGCTTCTGTCGCACCCTCAATGCCACCACGTGCAAGTGCCGTAGTGATAATGCTCTTAAATCCGGGTAAGTTAGGTGCAAGTAAGTCAAGCAAACCAGTCGGAGCACCGAGCATGGTGGCAGTACGTCTTTCTTCTGCGGTAGCACCTTTGGCTTCTGCGGCTTCTCGTGCTTCACCTGCACCTGCTGCTACACCCAAACCAGCCGCAGCCCCCCGACCCAGTAGGCCGAATGGTCCCATAAGAAAGAACGGTAATGTGGAACCAAGCCCCTCACTAAGTCTGCGCCCAACACTTTCTTCGTAACCTTCTCTAGCTTCAAAAGGTTTTTTGGCAATCCCTGCAATTTCTTTGATCTTCTCCCGTGCAGCCTTTTCGGTTTCTTCGGGAAGCGCGGCAGCGATACCAGTTCCTGCGGTCTCAGCAAGACCAATCGCACCGGGGATAACACCTTTGAAAAATTCTTTTACGTTACCGCCAAACGTTGTTTCTGGCGGTTCGGGCGGTTGGGCGCGTAGCTCTGCTCTGCGTCGGGTTAACTCTTCAATCTTTTGATTTTGCTCGTATCGCTTAGCCGCAAAGATAAGATCTTGGTCCGTTGCACCTTCTGGTCCTTGTATTCTGTAGGTTACACCTTCGGGTGTCGTGACACGATACGTCGGCATAAGAGTTCCTTACTATTCGCGCTCTACTTTATAACCACTTGCCCCACCGCCACCAATAGCAGCTCTACGCTCGTTTGCCTGTCTCCTAGCTGTTGTTATGGCAAGTTCAATATCGGTTTCTAACTTCTCTAGCTCTGCCCTCTTAGCCTTATCTTTATTAAAGGCTTCGGGGTTCATTGCTTTGAGTGACAGCATAGACTGTAATGCTTTTGCCTGTGCACTTCTGTTAATGCTGTCTATGGTCTGATTTTCCACACGATCAACCTCGTTTAACAACCTTTGCCGTTGCATTTCAGAAGTCTGTTCTCTTGTGGCAGCGGCAATTGCTCTTTGAACTTCAGCGTTCATCGCTGCAACGCGTTCTCTTGACTGGTTGTCTAACACGCTATTGATTGCAGACATTTGAGACGAATAAGCACTAGTGCGAGAAGACAGGTCACTAGCCCCAGCTTGCATACCTACTTGACGTTGCTTGCTTGCGGCTTCCTGCCCCTTGAGCCCACCTTCGATACCAACTTTTGTCGCTTCACGTTCTGCACCAATAATGCCCTCTCGTAACTTATATATGTCTTCACTGGCTTTTCTACGGGCCGCACGTTGAGCTTCTTCATAACCCATAGCGGATGTTGCACCTGCACCAAGTTCACCGTAAGCACGCCCACCACCACCAATCAAAAACTTCTTAAGGGCTTCTCTACGTTGTCTTTCAGGGTCGTACTGCTCTGCCATATCTTTTTCAAGTTCGGCAATTCTTTTATCTATAACCGCACGTTGCTCAGGTGTGTACTTAAGCATACCGGATATTCTTTTCTCTTCTGCTAACTGCCGTGCTACGGGGTCTACCGCTACATCGGCTTCTATAGCTTTTTGCACAGCAGGGTTCATCGCTGGCGCGGGCGGCATACCTGCCATTATTCCTTGCATAGCGGAAAGTTGGTTAGCCGCAGCGGGTGCAGGTGTAGCAGGTGCAGTCGGTGGTCCGGGGGGTCGTGCTGGTGGTCCGGGGGGTGGGGGTGGTGGTACTCGCCCTGCTTCTACACTGCCTGTCATACGGTCAGCCTTTTCGGCTGCATCGCTATCGGGAACAACAGGAGCTGGGGGTGGTTTAGGCGCGGGAGGTGCGGCAGGAGGCATCATTCCTCTAGCGGAAGCCATAGTCTGACCCCCACGCTCTGCGATTACTCGTTGCCTAACTGCATCAATTTGTTTCTCACGTTCGGCTGCTTGTTGCTCGCTAAGCTTTCTAGCATGTTCCATTAAACGCTTACGATACGCCTCATTACTTTCTCCGGGAAGCCTTTCGGGTCTTTTTTCTGGATCAGGCACTTGTGACCCTACACGTGGGTCATCTCCGGCAAAAGCAACAATCCCACCCGCAGCCATCGCTTGAGGTTGAGCAGCCGTTTGTGCACCGGGGGCGTTAGCAATTCCACCCATCAGGCGGTTAAGGTTCTGTTGACGTTCGTTTTGTTGTTGCTTTAACAAGTCTGCTCGCTGACTCACAAGCTCTTGCTTGGTCAAGTCCATCACTTCTTTTTCGCGCTGCTCTGCGACAGTAGCAGGAGCTTCACCGTTTGCGGCTTGTTGCTGCGCCATCTTCAACTGCATATCCCTAGCAGCAGCTTCTTTTTCTGACTTGATTTTCTGTAATGCTAACAAGTCAATAAGCTCTTGCGATATAGCATATCGCTGCTGTAATGCTTGGGGGTTACCGCGATAGGCAGCTACGCGAGAAGCAACTTGTTGGTCAATCATGGTTTAGCCCCTCCAAACAACCGATCATACAAGTCTAAAATACCACCCGATTTTTCCATAGCCTGAGACAACGCACTAGGTTGTGAATAGGTATACGACTGAGTGGCTAGTGGAAGGTTTTGCAGTAGTGACTGTTGGAACTGTACCTTCTTAAACGGGTCATCCCGCTCAGCTTCAAACTGTCTGATGTCTGCTTCAACGCCTTGCTGTTCAATATCTCTCTGAACTGCACCCAAATCGGCTTGTTTTTGCAACCCACTAAGCCCATACGCACGGTCTGCTCCAATAGCTTCTAGTGCTTTGTCATACGCGGTGGCGTAACCTTTACCCGTAATTCCCGCTAAGTTTTGCAATAAGTTACGCTGGTTTTCAGACTCCATGATTGCTTGTCTTGACCCGCCGAAAGCACCGGTGCTTGTGAGTTTTGCTCTGTTTTGCAGGTTCTCAATCTGTGATTGCCTACGTGCCTCATCAATCTGTGGCTGAAGTGCCTGCATGATGTAGGGATTCATGTATTGAGAAACCGCATTAGGATCGGTCATCGACACATTAGTAGGTATGGTCAATCCGGCTAGCCCCGAAAACGCTTGCTGCTGTAACTGAGATGGACCCGCCGTAAGTGGTCCGGTATAGGCTTGGTATCCTGTGTTAGCAAGTGCCTGACCCTTGCCCAACAAGTCAGTGACATACGGACCTGCCCAATTTGAGAGTGAAGACTCTCTTCCAGTTTCTAACCCAGCACCTGTTTGTGCAGCAGTTCCAGTTACGCCAGTAGAAGTAGTCATATTAGTCTCACGCGGGAAGATGTTTATCAGGATTAATTTGCTTGCCCTGTTTAGCTGTGCCAGTGCGAGCCCTACGGATGCGATCCATCATGGAGTAAAGACGTTGTGCACCTGCCTCGGAGTTACCGTTACCTAAATGACTTACTACATCCGCAGGTATGACAAACTCGCCATGAGATAGTGCAGCAGGTTGGGTCCCATCAATACTTGTGGCTATTTTGTCAGCCATTCCGTCTGTACCACCTTTAAGATACCGCCCCTGCTTAAGCCCTGCAATACCTCCACTAGCTAGTGGGGTTTGGTTCATAAGGTTGTTGTAAAAAGTTTGTCTATCTACAGGTTGCGTTTCTGTCTCAGGGGTGGTGGGGGCAGGGATAGGGGTGGTTGGAACTTGTGCTTGAGATAGTGTGTCAGCCTGAGTTGCCGCAGCAGTATTTGCAGCGGTTATTGCTTCGGTATCTGTTTTAGGTAGGTATTTAACGTCAGTAAAATATCTTCTACCGTATTCGCCGGGACGGCGCGGCTGCATACCCGCAGGGGTTTCGGCTACTGGAACTTGTTGACGCACTGCGGTGTACTCAGGAATCTTACCTTGGTAGCCAACTTTCTGTGCGTTTTGACCTTGTATACCTTTATACAAACCGTAAAGACCGCCTGCCGCACCGGCTACCGCTCGCATATCGACATTGCCGTCTTTATCGGTAAACGCTTTCTTTAATGCTGAGGCAACACCTTGGCCTAACCTATCAAGAACACCCCCACCTGAAGGACTCCAAGCAAGCTCCCCTTTATAATAGTACTTACCGTCTGGCCCTATCGCGGTACCGTCTGAAAAATATTTCCAGCCATAAGCGGGGTCACCGGGGAGAGAAGCGTTAGGAATTTCGGTAACTTTTTCTGGTTCCGTCCAATCCCAACTAGCATAATCCCCCCAACTACCTACGTAATCACTACCTACACCATAGTCATAAAGATAGCTAGTGTCACGACTATCTGAACTACCCCCAAGGTACTCATCAGAACCACTATAAGTTCCACCCCCAACGTCGTAGTCATCTACATATTCGTCACCCATATCTCACCCCCGCAAAAACTTAAGTAGTTCCATCGTTACTGCATCGTAATCGGTCACCGCACCACCTCTGGAATAAGCGAAAATGGGTGCACGTTTGGGTGCATTTTTGTCTTCAGTTGCTGGTTTCGGTACTAAAGATCTTAGGCCCGACGGCTCAAGGATACTACCAAAATCATACAAATATTCCAATGCTTTACCTTCTTCCGTCTTGACTTGCGTCTGTTGCGGAGGCTCTGCCGCAGCCATTTGTTGTAGGGACCGTAAGTTCCCCATGCGCTCTGCACGTAGGGCTAAAGCTGCACGTTGTTCAGCGGCTGCTTTGGCAGCGGCTTGTTCTCTGGCAATTCGAGCCTGTTCTTGACGACGAAGTTCTTCAAGGATCGACGAATCTTCAGAGGTTTCAGAAGTCTCTTCCTCGGTGGTCTCTTCCTCGGTGGTTTCTTCCTCGGTAGTCTCGTCAGATGTTTCTTCCTCGGTAGTCTCGTCAGATGTTTCTTCCTCGGTGGTCTCGTCAGATGTTTCTTCCTCGGTGGTCTCTTCCTCAGTGGAGGATTGGTCTGTTTCTAAATCGGTGTCAGAGTCATAAGTATCTTCTTCGGAGGTTTCTTCCTCAGAGGTTTCTTCTTCGGAGGTTTCTTCTTCAGACGTTTCTTCTTCGGAGGTTTCTTCTTCGGAGGTTTCTTCTTCAGACGTTTCTTCTTCGGAGGTCTCTTCCTCGGAGGTCTCTTCTTCGGAGGTCTCTTCTTCGGAGGTCTCCTCTTCAGACGTTTCTTCTTCGGAGGTTTCTTCCTCGGAGGTCTCCTCTTCAGACGTTTCTTCTTCGGAGGTTTCTTCTTCGGAGGTTTCTTTTTCTGAGGTCTCTTCCTCGGAGGTCTCTTCTTCGGAGGTTTCTTCCTCGGAGGTCTCCTCTTCAGACGTTTCTTCTTCGGAGGTTTCTTCTTCGGAGGTTTCTTCTTCGGAGGTTTCTTCTTCGGAGGTCTCCTCTTCTGAGGTCTCTTCTTCGGAGGTTTCTTCTTCGGAGGTCTCCTCTTCTGAGGTCTCTTCTTCTGAGGTCTCCTCTTCAGACGTTTCTTCTTCTGAGGTCTCCTCTTCAGACGTTTCTTCTTCAGACGTTTCTTCTTCGGAGGTCTCCTCTTCAGACGTTTCTTCTTCAGACGTTTCTTCTTCAGACGTTTCTTCTTCAGACGTTTCTTCTTCAGACGTTTCTTCTTCAGACGTTTCTTCTTCAGACGTTTCTTCTTCAGACGTTTCTTCTTCGGAGGTTTCTTCTTCGGAGGTTTCTTCTTCGGAGGTTTCTTCTTCTGAGGTCTCTTCTTCTGAGGTTTCTTCTTCGGAGGTCTCTTCTTCGGAGGTCTCTTCTTCGGAGGTTTCTTCTTCTGAGGTCTCTTCTTCTGAGGTTTCTTCTTCGGAGGTTTCTTCTTCGGAGGTTTCTTCTTCGGAGGTTTCTTCTTCGGAGGTCTCCTCTTCTGAGGTCTCTTCTTCGGAGGTTTCTTCTTCGGAGGTTTCTTCTTCGGAGGTTTCTTCTTCGGAGGTCTCCTCTTCTGAGGTCTCTTCTTCGGAGGTTTCTTCCGTGGGTTTTTCTTCAGCGGGTTTTTTCTTTTTCTTGGTTACATACTCGTCGATCCGTCTTTGTGCATCGACTTCCGCACTCACCCCTGCGAACTGAGCAACTTCATCATCGGTAGGATTGTCATACCCTAAGTCTTTCATCATCTGCTTAGCTTCAGCAAAGTCAGTGACTCGTGGGTCAATGTAACTATCGATTGCTTTTGTAAGATCGTCGCCCGTTAAGTTAGACGCTTGTCCTGCAATCTCTTCTACTGCACCAAGGGTGGGGTCAATACCTGCATCACGCAAGGCTTCTACAGTACGGAAAAATTCTTCTGTCGTAATAAACTTATCGTCCTCTACAACTTGTGAGTAGTTTTTAAAATCACCTGCGGTTAAATCGCCCGCTATCTTGGCATTGTTGTTAAACGTCGAAGGGTCTATCTGTTTCGTACCGTCAAGGTATTCTTTTAACGTAACGGGATTACCTGCACCATCTTTAGCAACTAATGCAGAATAGTTAATGGCTCCGGGGGCTATCATCGCGGAAGATATAGCCAACCCCATCGCACCCCCCATAGCACCTGCGGATTGTGCGTCGTTCCAATTTACCTTTCCAAAAGAATTATATTGTTCAGAAACATTTTGAGAAAATTCTTCACCCCAGTTAGTGATGTATTGTTTAGTCGCTTCCTTGGCTAACATGCTTGCAGATATTTTGGTCACATCGCCCATGAGCATCTTAACTATGGAGCTGTCTGCAATACCAGAACTAATCAAGGAAATACCAAGAGCCTGCACGCCCGTTTTTAAGGCTTGGGTTTTAGCGTACTCTTCTAACGCAGGGTTGTTACCCCCGGCTTTCATAATGTTGTCGTAAGTACCGCCAAACCCCGCGCCAAAAGCTTCGCCTCCCTGAAGCACTGCATTAGTACCCAATGCTGCGGAGGTTGCAAGGAATTTAGACCCTAAACCTAAAAATACTCTACCCACCCCACCACTTGCCAACCAAGCAGGAGCTTCTTGCACAAATTCTTTGAAGAATAATGTTGCCCCACCTAAGGGGTACTTCATAGCTAATTCAAAAGCTTTTATAGACTTTGCTACAACTCCTTCTGTAGCTTTCATCTCATTATTAATTAATTGTTCTTGTGCTTTTGTGATATCAGACTGCTTATCTGCACCCCATTCCTTAAGCATCTTGGCGGTGTTGGATACTACATTTTCACGCCTAACTAACCCCGTACCCCATGCGGCGTCGTTAAGTAAGCCTGCTAATTCCGCAAGACCGTAAGTACCTGTGGCTAGGACATCTTTTAGAACGGCTTTAGTAGTATCGCTCCCGCCATACTTAGCAACTAATTTGTTAGCGTAATTAAGCGCGTTTATAGCGCCCATCGCTGAGGAGTCATCGGGTTCGTTTATAGGGTTGTCTTTTGTCGCACCTTCTGGATTGGTAGTAATAAAAGCCCTGCCACCATTTTCTGTATACCCTACATATACATCTTCAGGTAAAGACGCACCGTAGCTTTTAAACCAATCTGCTATCTCATCCTTAGAAGCGTACCGCATCCCATACGGCAAAATAAAAGAACCGTTTGGTGGGCGGTTTTCATTGTAATAGTTAGAGGGTTGCCCACTTACGTCAATTTTTACTGCACCATCGGAGGTTACAACTTGAGATGTCGGCCCCGCTAATATGTCACCTAATGATGCACCTGCAATATCTTTTACGGTACGGTTATTAGCCCAAGCATCAAATGCAGTATCAAAATTATTACGTAATTCACTGAGTTGTGAATCAGATATTGACGAAAGAGGTGTATCGGGGGATACGTTTGCTTTTGCATAATCAATAAGCTTTTTTATATATTCAGGACTAGTTTTTATCGCCTGTATTGCAGCAATTTTAGCATTACCAACACTACTTACCAGCGTATCTCTATATGCACCCAGCAACGGAGCGATTTGTTCGTCAGTAGGATCTTCTCCAAACTCTGATTTCCATATTTGCTTAACATCTTCGTCGGTAGCTTGTAAGTTACCGTTGTTAAACTCACCTAAGTCAATCTGATCTATTTCAGATTGAGATTTCCCTGCATGTAAGATTTCGTCAGGGTCGTCAGTTATAGAACGTATAGCCTCCATCGCCACTGGATCGGCTTTTATACTTCTGATTGCATCGACCGACATGTTGGCTATGCGGTCTTTAGCTTCTGCACTTGCCATAGATTGGGATATAACTTGCCCAATACCCATACCGACAAACTTCATTGCCAGTGCATTAGGATCAAACTTACCCGTGCGGAAATAATTAATGGCTTCAGCCGCGCCGATCTGAAGCATGATTTTGGAAGTAGGGTCTAGCTTTTGAGATATTGCGTAGTTACTAATAGCCGAGCTAACCGCAGAATTAACTGCGCCGTTAACCAAAGCTTTCATGGGATCTTCCCCACGGAGCACGGCGTTTAATGCACTAACCATCGGACTGGCAATTGCCGTAGCGGTCTGCATCGAATTAACAATGCCCGAATCCACCATGGCACCGCCTATGGCTTGCGTAACTCCTTGTAAGATCTCACCTGTAGCGGCGCTGACAAAAGCTTTACCTAAATCACCACCATTAAAAACGGTGTTAACTGCCGTGCGTACTAAAAATTGAGATACCGCAGGTGCTGCCGCTGTGCCGACAACGCTACTGATATAGGGTGCAATAGCCTGACTAATACCGGGGATCGCAAACGATGCGGCAAACGATAGTGCTTGTACCAGTAGCGGATTTTTCTGTAGAAAATCCGACGCATTCCATTCTGGAACAATAACCGGCGATCCAAAGGCGTCGAGCTGTACTCGATAATCTGAATAACCCTTTCCTGCGTTGGTTGAACCAATGACATTGCTTCCCTTGCCGCCCACCATTTTGGTATCAAGTGGTTGGTTTGTTCGCTTGTCAAATAATTCATAGGTTGTGTAATCGTTATATCCAATTACTTCAGGTGTGTCACTGGAGGCAGAATATATGGGATCTTTACCGACGCCAGTTTTAACGCCAATTTGATTTAAATCTGAAATGCCTAGGGCGGTGAGTCTTTTTGCGAGATCATCTACATGCCAAGCATCCGAGTTGCCGGGGGTTGTGAAATTAAGTTTGTATAGCGACTTGCCACTATTAATCTGGCCTTTGAGAAACTGTATTGTCTCGTCACTAAGCCATTTACCTTCCCACTTTACATCGTTGGGGTGGAGTATGAATTGCTCATACTCCTCGCGGCTTAGGTTTTGTCCTGTTTGTGGGTTTTGGAATGGCTTTTCTAAAAATTCTGGTTCGTATACCCACCCCTCTTTTAACTCCAACCCAAGCGGTTTAAATTGATTACTCATGGTGGCGTAGGTCTTGGGTTAGGCAGCGAAGCGACAAAGTTTACCGCCATGACGCTTGACGGTATACCGGGGTGGGGGGACGTGGCAGCTACTGCATCAAGGCGCACATTCGTATCGGTTGCGGCAACCTCAAGCTCCAGATACTCACCAACATCTAAATCAATATTAAAGTTCCAACTAATCTCAGTATATTCATTATTGGATGAAAGCGTATAAGCGTGTGTTGAGTAACCAATAACAATGTTGTTACGCTTGATCCAGAGATAAACATTCTTTGAGCTTGAGTTGGTGCTTAATAACTGACCTGAATACTGGAAGTTATAGACACCACCAATACTTACCTCAATTCTTGAGGTGCTGCCCGACTGCAATGCAACCGCATTATTCAAGTATGTGGCGTTATATACCACGGGGTACGCTGTATTAGTTGCAGCAAAGGTCTGATCGGCGGTATTAAAGAAAAGTCCATTAGGGCAGTCAATATACTGCCCACCGTTGGGGCCAAGGACGTTTTGAAGCGTACCGCTCAATCGATTGAAGTACAAACGCAAGACGTTATTCAGCCCTTCCTGATACCGAGAGTCAAACTCATACGGTGAAAGGGGTAAGTTAGGTGCAGCAGGAAACGTTAGCTGGGTCATACGCCTTTACCTGTCGCACGTCCATCAGGCCGAATGTCCATACGTGGTGAACCAAGCTGCCATGTCGTACCAACTTTTGTAGACCTCACTTTTATATAAGCTTGTCTACCACGGAACCGTGTATAGATCTGACCTGTGTATTCATCGACTGGATAATCGGTAGCCGCCACCGTCCCTGTAGCGGGCGTTTCGGCAGGCGATCCAGAACTGCGCTTAGGGTAAATACTGAAAACAACTTCTGGTGCGGAGTCATCAGTAGAACCTGTAAATGTTAAATCAGGGATGGTGCGGTACACAAACATAAAGCGATCACCATCTTCAATATCGAACTCAGCCGACTCAATGTAAGCATCGATACCCGCAACAGAGTCGCCCGCCCCATCATCAACGCCAAACTCTTGATTTAAGATGCGCCCGTTGTAGTCAGCAGCTTGTGGATAGTCTCTTAGTCCAGAATCAGACCATGCTGTTCGTGCCATCGTGCCGTAGTACCAAATCTTTTCCACATAGTTATACACCACGTAGCGATCAACCGTTGTGCTGTCAGCAGAACAATAAAACCACCAGACTTCGTTAAACCCTTCGTTAGTACCGGCAAACACCTGCAATGACTGCACGAGGTTTATGTCGCTGAACACATAACGCCGTAAATCGCAAGGCAGTGTCTGCACTCGTCCGTCATAAACATAGAACTTATCAACGCCCATCCAAAATACGTTACCGGAAGCAAAAATTGCCGCATTTGGGCTAATAATGGAAATATTATCGCCAAGTAATTGTGCACCCCATACGGTGGGCGGTCCTGAGTATTGAAGTGAATACGCAGCCGAATCAGTGAGTGTAAAGATCTCCTGACGGGTTTGCACCGAAGTAATAATTTCTGAGCCGTGGGATAAGCGTAAACTACCTGACTGATTTGTGCTGGCGGGTAACCAATCTGTTAGACTTTCTTGATCAGCCCAACGTATAAGCATGGGGTCTAAATAACCGATACCTCCGGCAATATCATCGCATCCAAACACAAACAAGAACCGAGATATGTCGGATATAAAAATATAATTAGCTAACGTCGGCGCGTTAGAAGATCCAGCAAGGGATGTTATGTTTACTGCGGGAGACGAAAGTCCAGATGTAGCGTCCCAATAATAAATAGCTTCGCCACGAGGATTAATAATAAGATCTTCTCCCCAGTTAGCAGAACTCCAAAGCCTGAGATTAATAATAGAAGACCCACTGCTAAACCCCCATGTTCCAGTGCTCCACGTACTTGTACCCCAGCCGGTAGCAGCATAAGAAATAGCTGAACCAGCAGCAAGACCTGCCGGAGTTATGTCGTTATAAACACCAATGTTTTCAATGTAGAACTTAGTGTTAGTACCAACCCCCAACAGATTAAGTCCTGTGTTGGTCACCCAATTCCACAAGCTTCTACAAACACCATTGAATTGATTGGCAGAGTATCTAATCCAACCGCCAATCTTCTCTGGGGTTCCCTGACGGAAGCGTACTTTGTCGGATACATACCAACCTTCTTCATTGGTGTATCGCGTATTTTCCCTATTGACTCCAGCTCTAAATTTGAGTTTTCTTACTGGCATGTTTACCTCATCAATGCAGCTTCAGCCGCACGGCGGCGAGTAAGTCCGGGGAGAACTCTTCCAGCAGCCTTGTTCCACTTGAGGCACTCCTCTGCTGCGCCATCCCAATCCCCCGCGTCAATACGCTTTTTGAAGGTAGAAACTCGGTAGTTTCCTAGTCCGCAATTATAAGCCCAGCTAGTCACTGCGGCAATGCGTCGGGGGGATGCGTTTGGAAATGTCGGACTAAGTTTGCAAAGTCCTGCATAAAAGT